AGCGGCTCGACATCAACGTGCATTCGCTCGGCTCGACCACCGAAGCCGGCCCGGTCGTTGCTCTCAAGCTCGCCTGAACCTGACTCACCCTTCCCTGGAGAACTTTGAACCATGAATCATGCCAGCGGCAATAAGAGCGCGACGAAGGCTGCGGCGAGCGTTGCGGCTTCGGCCACGCACTCGCACGAGATCGACACGCTCGGTTTCAAATATGCGGCCATCGACGTTGTGTACTCGCCGTTCACGGCGGCCACCGCGTCCTACGCCAGCGTGCTGAAGGTGCAGGAATCAGACGCCAGCGGCTCAGGCCAGGCGGACATCAGCGGCCTTTCGGTGACGGCTGGTGCCGGCAGCACGACCGGCGCGAACGTCGGTGCTGTGGCTCGGTTCAACATCGACCTGCGTGGCCGCAAGCGTTACCTGACGGTTGTGACGAGCCCCGGCAACACGGTGGCTGTCGTGACCAACGCCCGGCTCACGAAGGCCGAGCAGGGTGCGACTGACGCCACCACGGCCAGCGTGAACGACTACAAGTCGCTCTGACGCTTGACGCCGATAGTAAAACGCCCAAGAGCGGGCGGCTGGGTTCGCCCGGCCGCCCGTTTGGCGTTTACCAAGGAGAGCCCGTGAAGTTTCGCGTCGGCAATATCGAGCACGATCTGCGAGTCGAAGCGGCGTTCAGCGTGCCCAGGCTCGGCTTTCAAGACAATTTCTTTTGCACGATGCAGAGCCTGCTGCCGCTGAACATTCGCCCAACGAAGTTTACTGGTGCGTTTTGGGAGCAATGCCTAGACCGCGTGCTGCTGGACATGATTGACCGAACGGACTGGGTTCTAGTTGTCGATTTTGATTCCGTATACGAAGCCGACACTATCCAGCGGCTGATGACTGCGGCCCTGATCAGCGGGTACGACGCTGTGGCCCCGCTGCAGACAAAGCGTGACGAGGGCGTGCCTATGTTCACGCCCGAGGGGCACGACGGCACCATCGGCCAGGTGCAGCTGCCTAACTCGTGGTTTGAGGCGGTGATTCAACCCGTTGAGACGGCACATTTCGGATGCACGCTCATCCGTTCGTCAGCACTGAAGCGGACGCCTGCCCCGTGGTTCCTAGGCACGCCACGGCCTGATGGCCACTGGGGTGACGCACCTGCCGGCGAAGTGACGCGAACCGACCCAGACATTCACTTCTGGCGGCAGTTCAAGGCCGCCGGCAACACGCTGGGCATCGCCCCGCAGGTGGCGATTGGCCATGCGGAGTTGAAATTTACGTGGCCGGGAAGAGACCTCAAGCCCGTCTATCAGTCTCCTAGCGACTACTGGAACAAGGGTGGCCGCAGGCCGCCCGAGGCGTGGGGCAGCATTGAACACGGAGAAATGACCGCATGAGAGATGACCAAGCCCGTATCCGGTTCGTTCGGCCCTACCAAGCGTACAGACGCGGTGACGTGATCGTGATGGACAAGGGGCCAGCCAAGAGCCTTGTGCTGCATGGCTACGCCGTCAATCACGTTGAGGAGCAGCCGCTTCTCGAGGTGGCGACCGTTGAGCACCGCGATGTCGAAACCGCAGACGCCCCGCGCAGGAGAAAGCGCCGATGAGATACCGAAGTCTTGTGCGGTACGAGCTCGGCGCTGAGCCTGTGACGCTGGCTGAGGCGAAGCTGCACCTACGCATCGACAACTCTGACGATGATGATTTGATTTCCGCCCTGATTACGACGGCCCGCAAGTGGGCAGAGGACTACTGCGACCGCACTTTCGTCGTGTCGAAGTACACGATGCTGCTGGACTCGTTCTACGGGGCCATTGGTTCGCCGGTGCAGTTTGGGCTGAAGGCGGACGGCAACAACATTGACGGCCGCCAGGGCGTAGTGCCGCAGTTGGACGTTGAGCTACCACGGCCCCCGGCATCGCCCACATACTTAGACCCAGATTCTGGGGTTGTGTCTGCTCCCGTGGTGATCAAGTACAAGCCCAGCGCAGGCTCGTCACTCACCACGCTGTCATCGTCGCTCTATCGGGCTGACTACGACTCTACGCCTGCGGTTGCTCGACCACTCTACGGCGGAACGTGGCCATCTCACCTCGTTGACCAAAACGCAGTTGAGGTGACGTGGTGGGCGGGGCCGACAACGTACTGGACCGACACCACCGCCACGACGCGATACGGCACGCTTAACATGGCTGCCGTGGCTGCCGCCATCAAAATGGTTGTGGGCCACTTGTGGAGCAACCGCGATGCGTCCACGGAAACGGCGCTGTCTGAGGTGCCGTTTGGCGTGAAGGCGATGCTCGACACCCTACGCTGGGGTAGCTACCGATGACGCTTCGCGCCGGTGACATGTGGACTCGCGTGACGATTCAGCAGGCCACGACCACCAAGAACGAAGTGGGCGAGCCAACGCTGACGTGGAGCACTTTTGCCACCGTATGGGCGTCTGTTGATTCGTTATCTGCCCGCGAGACTGAACGCTTTGCCGAGACGGTGGGATTCATGACGCACCGGGTGAAGATCCGCTACCTAGACGGGCTCACGAGTGCCATGCGGATTGTGTACCGCAACCGCACGCTGGAGATCGGGCAAGTGCTGGAGCGTGACCGGCTATGGCATCAGGAAATCATTTGCACGGAGAAGCGTGATTCATGAGCCTTCCCGAAGCACCAGAAGCGTTTCTGTACGCCCGGCTGACGAGCCAGACGGCGGTTTCTTCGCTCATCAGCACGCGGGTGTATCCGCTCATTGCACCGCAGGGCACCCCGCTGCCACTCGTCGTGTACCAGCGGACTGCGGTGGAGCGTCCGCAGTCGCTCGCCGGCAACGTCGGCAACCCCGTGGTGACGCTGCAGCTGACTACCTACGGCACGTCGTACACGTCGGTGAAGTCGATTGCTCGAGCGGTACGCCTGGCGGTGGACGGGTGGACGGGCACGACAGCCGGCGTGACGATCCAGAGGAGCACGCTGCAGAGCGAGGCTGACGGCGTGGACTTGCCTGCCGATGACCAGATGCTGCCGTATTACTCAGTGGTGCAGTCGTTTCAGTTTCGCATCAATGAGGCTACGTGATGGCCCGCGAAGTCACGTTCAAGATCAACACGACCCAGAAGGATGCCCGCTGGCTCAAAGAAAAGGCGTTGGCTGCGGCCTTCCAGGTTGAGCCGTCTGAGGTGGTGGAGGCCGTAGAGCACGCACTACAACCCGCCCTGTGGGCTCTTCGCAAGAACGTCTCAACGGCCAAGGCTCGCACTGGCAGGCTTCGTGCATCGCCTGGGACTGTGGTGCGTAAATATGGCGGCAAGTCACGGCTTACGGTTGTGGGGCTTGTTGGCTACAAGTCAGGCGTGGCCCCGCACAGCCCGTACCTAGAACTTGGGACGCCCCCTCGTGCAGGCCGTGGGAAAGTTGTGGCCCGCCGGTTTGCGTGGCTGGCCTACTACCAGAACAAAGCGGCCATGAAGGCGACCCTTCAAGCCAACCTTGAAGCCGTCATGCAGAATGCCATAGACGGCGTTGAGTAACTGCAAGGGTTGCCACGCCGTCGCCTAGTTTTGGGGTAGGGCTTTGCCGCCCGCAACTCACTAGGAGAGGCCACAATGCCAGCTGATTCGCAGGGCACAAACTTCGTTTTTGGCGGTTCGACCTACACCGTCACCAGCGTCACCGTCACCCCCGGCGGCGATCTGCTGGACTACACCCACCTTGGCGTTGCCAGTGGCAAGAATCGCCTGTACCAGACGCCCGCCCTGCGAGATGACGAGATCAGCATTGAGTGCTTTGCGGCCACTAACTCAACGGTAGCGATTGGCAACTCAGGCACGCTCAGCCTCGCAAGTGTGGCCTACACCGCCACCGTCTCTTCCGTGAGCGTTTCGTACGCCGTGGGCGAGCTCGTCAAAACCAGCTACACCTTCAAAGTGCAGTCGTAACGACGGGAGGCCGTCGTGGCGAATGTCGCTCAGGGCACGACTGTCACCTGGAGAAGCACTGCGCTCTCTGAGGTGGTTTCTATCTCCGTTGATGGCGTGTCTTCGGACGTTGTTGAGGTAACGTCCAAAAGCTACCAGGGGCGAGACAAGCGGTTTCGATCCGCAGACGGCGACTATGGCACCGTCACCGTGCGATGTCGTGGCACAGCGGCAATGAATACGTCGTACGTCACGACCACCGGCGCTCTTTCAATCACAGCCCCTAGTGCGTCGTTTTCGTCCAGCAGGGCAATCCTTCAATCGCTTGCCTGGAATGCTAGCGTGGGTGAACTGCAGGAATGGACCGCAGTTTTCAAGATCACGGAGTAGTCATGCCATCGTTGACCAAAGACCAGATTCTTGCCGCTGACGATCTGGGAATGCTCAAGCTCACTGTGCCCGAGTGGGGCGGCGACGTGTACATCCGCGTGATGAGCGTGGGCGAGCGAGACGCATACGAAAACGAGTGGATGCGTAAGAAAGAAACTGGCGTGGATGATTTTCGCTCCAAGTTTCTTGTGCGGTGCCTTGTGGATGAGAAGGGCAACCGACTCTTTGACAACGGCGACGTGGCCCGGCTGGCGTCTAAGTCTGCTCGGGTAGTGAATCGCGTTTGGCAGGCCGCCATGGAGCACAACAACCTTTCCGATGAGTCGATTGAGGAACTGGCAAAAAACTGAGAGCCCGGCCAGACCGGGCTTTCCTGTTTCGATTGGCGCTAGCGACTGGCTGGAGTTGGGAATACGTCAACGAAATGCCGGTGACGTTGTTGAGAGAGTGGATGGCGTTTGATAGGTACGTGGAGCCGTTTGGCAGGGAGTGGCAGCAGACTGGAACGCTGGCGGCGTTGACGATAGCCCCGCACGTCAAAGGCAAAACACCAAAGCCGGAAGACTTCATGCCGATTCGCCGTCCACCTATGACGGGCGAAGAGATAGCCGCAGAACTCTCAAAACTGAAACCGCCCACCCATGGCCAAACTTGACCTAGCCTTTCAGCTGAGCGCGAACGCCGATGGCGTAGCCGCTGGCGTTGCCCAGGCAGACCGCGAGTTGTCAAAGGTTGGGGCCAGCGCAAAGGCCACGTCCGCCGAGTTTCGCCAGGCGGCGAAGATCACGGCGGAACTGCGGACGCCCACTGAGAAGTACGCCGACACCATCGGCAAGCTCGACACGATGATGCAGAATGGCTTGCTTAGCCAAGAAGTGTACGGCCGGGCCGTAGCCAAGGCTGACGCAGAGCTAAAGGCGGCCACCTCGAGCGTAGACGAGATGGCCCGAGCGGCCAGCGTCACTGAGCGGATTGTGAACGGGCTCAGCGGTGCGATTGGCGGCATTGGCGATGCCACCAAGAGCGTGGCGGATGCCGGCGTGAGCGTCATCGCTTTCGGAAAAGACATTGCGTGGACGTACTTGCAGTGGCGAGTGTTCTCAGCCATTCGCAACCCGGCCGGGCTGAAAGATTTTGCCGTCAGTGCCTTCAAGGGGGCTATGGCGGCTCGCACGATGATTCTGGCAGCCAAGGCACTTGGCATCGGCTTGGCCCTTGGTGGCGGTGCCGCAGGAACCACTGCGGCTGCCGTGTTGGGGCTGAGTAATCCGCTCATCGGCGGTGCGTTGCTGGCGGTGAATCTCGGCAAGGCGTTTCTGAACGCCAAGGACCGAGCCTTTGAGATGGCCGCCGGGATCACAGCCGGAACCGTCTCGCTTGAATCGTTAAACGCTGAGGTCGGCCAGGTGCAGGCCCAGCAGGTGGACAACCTAGCCTTTGCCATGGAAGAGGCAACTGCTGCCGGCGAGCGTTCCGAGAGTGCATTTGCTGGGCTGGCAGACGTGTTCGTGACGCCTTTCGTTGGTGCGTTCGCTGCTATTCAATCTGGGCTTGCTGGTTTCACGGACGGCATCAGCGGCGTGGTTGAGGGCATCACGTCGATTTTTTCGCCAATCGCTCAGGTTATCGCCCCAGTATTCACGCTCATCGGCACGCTCGTGGAAGGCGTTCTCAAGTTTGTGGGCGTTATGGCTGAAGCCCTTGGCGTCGTACTCAAAGTCGCCGGGGCCGTTGTCCACACATTCCTGTCTCCGTTCATTGTCGGGCTCACAAACGTCGTGGAGGCCATCCGCAGCGGCATGAATGCGGCGTTTGGCTACATCGGGGAACAGATTGACTGGGCGAGCCAGAAGATCAAGGACTTCTACGCCTTCATGTCAAAAGTGCCAATCATTGGCCGGGCGTTTGCGAGCGGCGAAAGCACTGCCGCCGGTGCGGCGGCCAATGCCGCAGAGGCACAAGGACCGTCTGAAGCCAAAGACACGCTTGATGCAGATTTGAAGATTTACAACGCCAGGCTGGCCAATCAGCAGGCGATTGCTGACGCAGACAAAAAGGCTGCTCAAGAACGCATCGACATGGAGCAGCAAATCTTTGAGGCACAGAGAGCCAATGAAGAATCAATAG